CGATATAGCTAGGTTTGGTAAGGATAAGACAGTAATAATTTATTGGAATGGCTTACGAGCCGAGTATTTTAAGGTGCTAGACACTAATAGTATTACACAAGCAGCAGATGAAATACGCACAATACAGAGAAACTACAACGTATCACTAGGTAATATTATAGTTGATGATGATGGTGTAGGTGGTGGTGTTAAGGATATATTGAGATGCAAAGGCTTTGTAAACAATTCTAAGGCACTTAAAAAAGAAAACTATATCAATCTAAAGACACAATGCTATTATGCGCTTAGCGAGGCTCTAAATAAGTCTAAGGTGTATATTAACTGTACTAATATAACTCACAAGAACTTTATAGTACAAGAATTGGAACAAGTAAGACGTAAGAACTTCGATAAGGACACTAAGCTACAACTGATAAGTAAAGATGAGGTTAAAAGTGCTATTGGTCGTTCTCCTGACTTTAGTGATGCTTTAGCTATGCGAATGTACTATGAACTAAAACCACAGGGTGTGTATTATGTGCAATAAAAAAAGAGTGGCTATTAGCACACTCCCTTTTTAAAACAATTTTTAATAAACAAAAACGTGCAATTATACTCAATTTTAAACTTTTATATTTTATAGTATGGATTTAGTTATTAACAACACAAATTACTCTATACCTACAAGCTGGTCGCAAGTATCTTTAGGTAAGTATATGGACTTTATGTTAAGTGTAGAGGGTGTTGAAGATGAGTTAGAGAAAACGATAGCAACTATTAGTGCTTTTACTAATGCACCTAAGAAACTATTACAAGGTTGTAAGAAGTCAGATATAGATGCAGTAATGGAACAACTAGCAAAGCTAATGGATAACGAAGCTAATAAAGACCTTAACCTAATTATAACGATTGATGGTATAGATTATGGCTTTCACCCTAACTTACACGAACTAAAGCTAAAAGAGTTTGTCGATTTAGATAATAAACTTGGTGATGGTTGGAGTGCTATGGATAGTGTTATGGCTATTCTTTACAGACCTATTACAGAACAAAAGGGCGAGAAGTACAAGGTAGAAGATTATGACTTTAGAACTGCTAAGAAACGAGCAAAGATATTTAAAGATAATCTAAGTGTAGATACTGTTAATGGTGCTGCTAGTTTTTTTTTGACTATCGCAACGGATTACATAGCCACTACGCAAGTTTATTCAAAGAACCTATCGAGGAGAGAGAGGCGCAAACTTTTAAGACAGAAGAAGAACAATTTAACGAAAAGTACGGCTGGTACAGTTTAATTTATAATTTAGCAAATGGCGATATATTAAAATTTGATGAGGTGTTAGAGTTATCGGTAAACGAGTGCTTTAACTTCTTAGCGTACCAAAAAGATTTAACACACATACAGAATAGAAGATGATACTAACGACAGGAACAGAGATTAAAAACGTAACACTTCAAATGCTTTATAGGATATTTGAAGAGATAGGTAGTAGTCATACACAAATACAAACCACAACAATAGGCGATATATTTGAGATTGACCTAACAGAAACTACCTACCCACTACTTCACGTATCTACTGCTACTGCTAACTTTGCACAACACACACTAACATATAACTTTCAATTTATAGTTATGGACTTAGTAAGCAAAGATGAGAGCAACGAGAGAGATGTACTTAGTGATACGCTAGAAACTATTGGCGATGTAATTAGTTTGCTTAAAAATCAAACTGCATCGTTTGAACGCATACCAGACTTCCAAACAGAAGTAGCTATAAGTCCTAGTGTTAGTTGTGAGCCTTTTACAGAGAGGTTTGATAATGAGGTAAGTGGCTGGACTGCTAGTATTAGTATAGAGGTAGGATTTAACGCAAGTCAATGTAGTGGAGATGTCGCTTATGAGTAAAAATGCTAACTATCTAAGAGTGAGTGGGTTACACGATTTGCGTAACAACAAAAGGACACAAACAAGAATATATACACTATATAATATATATATATAGATATATAATAGTAATATAATAATAATATATAATAGAAACTAAAATTAAAAAAAATGGCAACAACTGTTTCAACTGCAACACTAAGTGTGCAAATAAAAGAAGAAATAACACTAAATGGTACTGCGTATGACCAAACGATTACTAAGTCTATAACAGGCATTGGTAATGTATCTAAAAGAATTTTCACTATACCAGCGAACACAACTGCTACTTTAGCAGAGTTTTTAAGTACTTCAACAGGTGAAGAATTTGATACTGAAGATACTAAGTATATACGAGTAACAAACTTAGATGACACAAACGAAGTAATACTAACTTTAGCAGTTACTGCTGCTGCTGGTGCAATAGAATTAAAGCCAACAAGTAGTACAACATTATTTAGTATTAATGCTAATGGTGCTGGTAGTAAAGCAGCACAAACTTCAATAGATGCGATTGAGCATATGTATATACATAATGCACATGGCTCTGCTAGTGTTGATGTAGAAGTATTTATAGCAACTGCATAATGAGTAACGTAGATAAAGTATTAGACACCTTTGGCAGAAAGGTAGTACAGACTGCTAGAGGTATATTAAACGCTAAAGGCAGAAATGCTAGTGGCGATTTAGGTAGTAGTCTAGGGTACTTTATCAAGGTGTATCCAAGTGGTGCAGTAGATATGTCTTTTGTAGCAGAGGGTTACGCTAAGTTTGTAGATAAAGGGGTTAAGGGTAGTAAGTCAAGTGCTAAAGCACCTAACTCACCTTACAAGTACACTACAAAGCAACCACCATCAGGAGTGATAGACAAGTGGGCAGTACGCAAAGGCATACAAGGTGTTAGAGATAAAAAGGGTAGGTTTATACCACGTAAGAGTTTAGTATTTAGCATAGCTAGGAATATAAAGTTATATGGTGTTAAGCCTAGCAATTTCTTTACTGATGCTTTTAATGTAGCTTATAGAGATTTACCTAAAGACTTTATCAAGGCATACGCACAAGACACACAACAATTTTTAAAATTCGTAAGTAAAGAGATAGAATAATGGCAGTAAATTTAAGAACAACAATGCAAGGCAACGCACAATTCCTTGCACCAGCTTATTCAGATATAGTAATATACGCAGAGGACATACCACCTTTATTAATTGCACAACAAGTTGCTGGGGTAGTATCTAACTTAAAATACATTTGTGTAGTATTTGTAAATGCTCAAACAGTAGCAACACTTAAAGCACCTGTTGATACTAACGACAAAGCATTATTTAGAATATCATCTATATTGCAAGACTATACAGAAACCGATAAGAGTGGTTATGATTTAGCTGGTGGTGCAAATAGTACATTTAATACTGACACAATGTATGAAAACAACCACGCTATACATCAGATAGATAAGTACGCAAGGAATAGAAACAATCTTAATAATTGTACTTGTTTAGGGGGTTATGAATACACCAATAGTAGTGGTACTACCATACAAGAGTTTTCAATAAGTACAGATGTTAATTTTAATTTCTTTAATTCAGTATTACAACACAATGCTGGTTATAGTACAGAAGATTTTAGTGATTATCTACTAACAGGGGGTACTAAGAAATTCTTGACTAAGTTCCCACAAAACTTTGCTGGTACAGGTTTATCAGGTCAGAAAATACAAGCATCACAATATCATACATTAGCTTTTTTAAATGGTAAGCATTACTTAGATAGTGAAATAACTAGAATAAGAATTAGAACCTATAATAGTTCAGATACAATGTTAGCCACTCAATATGTAGATAATACTACACTTAATGGTGGTGCGCCTTTTGGTTCATCTATTACTGCTACTATCGTTGGCGGTGATAATACTAACGAGGGTTTGTTATACTTTGGTTGTGGTACTGCTCAATTAACACAATTAGGTGTTAGTCTTACTAACGTAGCTTACTATACAGTAACTGCACTAAATCTAAACACATCTGTTAGTAAAGTTTACTATTTTACTATACAAGATGCAGACTGCAAAGGCTTTGAAACTATTAGACTAGCGTTTTTAAATAGTCTAGGTGCTTGGGATTATTACAACTTCACTAAGAAGTCAGTAAGAAAGACACAAATTAACAAGACTGCTATAAAACAAAACTATGGTACTATACCATATCAAGCTACTACACCATCAGGCGATGCTTTTAACTTTGATTATTACACGCAAGGTACTTATGATGGTGGTACAAGAGCATTTAATGTAAACGCAATAGAAACGATAGAGGCTAATACAGACTTTATTACAGAAGATGAAGCAGCTATATTAGAGGAATTGTTTTTAAGTCCTGATGTATATATGCAAACAGGTACTACATTCGAGCCTGTTGTTATCAATGAAACGGAATACATAAAGCAAACTACTTCTAACGATATGTTAAAGCAGTATATCATAACAGTAGAAAAAGGTCATAACACAAGAGTACAAAGACTATGATAAGATTAGTAGTACAAAATCAAGTAACCAATGAGTTGCAAGAGTTAGATACGTTTGGTAATGAGAATATAAACCTAACATTACAAGTAGATGATGTTAGAGATATAGAAAGTAAGAACGCATCATACTCTAAAGACTTTAACCTACCAGCTACTAAGAATAATAATAAGTTCTTTGAGCATTACTACAATGTAGATAGATATAAGACTAATTTTAACGTATATAAGAACGTAAAAGCATTTCTGTATAGCGATGATGTATTAGTACTTGAGGGTTTTTTAAGGCTCTTAAATGTCGTTGATAAAGATACAGAAGTAACATACAATGTAGTATTGTTTAATGATGTAGCTAACATTATAGAAACCCTAGCTGATGCAACTATAAACGATTTAGACTTTACAGATAT